AACATTAATTTGCCTAAACTTAAATTTTGCTTCACCACTTTCTAATTGTGGCATCAGCTGGGAATTAAGTGCTCCTTCTACCATAGTCTGTAAATATCTGACGTATGGTTCAAATATGGGACGTGCTCTTTCGGGCTCAGTCCACATAGTTTTAGGAACTTTCAAAGCCATATGAATTTTATCAAGTATGTCATCTGTATATTTACCATACTCGAATGCTCTTTGTGTTCCTTGTAGTTCTTTAATTTGTATGTCGTTACCATGGATAATATCTTCACCGGGGGCCAATGAATTAAATGCGTCAACTATCTCATTGATTTTATCAGGACCATAAGGCATATCAGGTAATCCAGCACTTACATCAAACCTACTTGATGCATATTTATTAAGTGCAGCACCTATATCTCTTTCTGCATAGTCTTTTAAATCAACTAAATAAATTATAGGGTGTATGTCAGATAAACCATAAGCAAAATCATCGAAAGAATTATTATTGAGTTGGATTATCTCATCTTCTTCGAACCTGACGTTTTCTTCATCATCTCCTACTTTTTGATAATAGTACATAATTTGACCATGTTCATTCCTTTTAACAAACATGTTTTGACTGGAACGTAAGACTAAGTTGTCTCCTGTCCACTCTAAATATCCACTACCAAAAATTCTTGCATTTCTTAACCACCCATAAAGAATGTTTTCAAGATTAATATCTCTAAACATTTCTTCGAGTTCTTCACGGAGTTCGTCATCATCTGTTACTATATCAAAATTATCTTTAACAGCGTATAAACAAGGTAAATCAATCAAAGTTCTGATTATAGGGTCAGATAGATATATATTCATATATGTTCTATTTTTACCTATATGAGGTTCGTAATCTTTATTCTGACCGAAACCTCCAGTTCCTCTATTGATTTTGAGGCGTTGAATAACACCCTCACCGTAACTACGGGGGTCGTCTTCTTTGTACGAAGGGTTGCTCCCAACGGATGCAAACCTGCGTCTAACATTATCTATAAACGACATGGCTTTAAATAATTAATCTTAATGAGTATATAAAGTTTTTGTTACAATCCACGTAGAGGCTGCTTGTTTAGGGTTACTTTTCGTCGTGTTGTTGTAAAAAGTGGACCACTAGAGTGATTTTGTATACCTTTATTATGACTTTTATTAATTGGTCTAGAAACTATACTTTGACCAAAATTACCAGACATAGGTAACATGGTTAGAGTAGCATGTATAGCCATAGCAGAACTATCACAATAGTCGTCATGTCTTCCAGAAGGTGCTGCAATCTTTTCTGTCTTATTAGCTACATCCATAGTGTATTCTAAGTCTATATGTTCCTTTGTCCATTTATGAATCATCTTAGCTTCATCTCCCTTTAGTAGTTTTGGATTAGGTACTTTTACTCTTCCTTGTTGTATATACGATTGGAAATCTCGATACATTTGCGTTTTAGTGCCTTTAGGACCGCCGGTAAAAACGAAAGGAACGAAATGAACATTAGCATCTAAACACGCCAACCGTAAATCTTGCTCAACCGCACCACCAATACCTGTACAGTCAACAATGAGACGAGTAGCCCCAAGCTGAGTGGTAACATCCATAATACGTTGACGTTGGTATGGAATATCGTGTCCACCAGTTCTGGCATTGATTTCTTCAATGTAAATAAGTCGTGCAATATTTTCATCATCAGACTTTTCAAGGGACCATGCACTAATAACAGTAGAGTTAACAGATTTGCCAATGTCAACACCGACATTAATATTTGCTCCTCCCTTGTTTCCCCCATCCAGTCTATTAAGTTCGTAATTATCATAACATCCTCTGATTTTTTCTGGATTAAATACGTTCGCTACCGACTCTACAAACTCACATTCATATTCTGTCCTCCAGTAGATAGAATCTTCACCCCATTCCGTCATCTTATCTAACATTTCTTCTTCAGTATAAGGAGATGAATAAGCCTCTCCTTGTTTCACTGCGTCTCTCCATGTATAATGTAGTCTTTTAAAGGTATCTGCATACCCATCGTCGTACAAATATCTATACATATGGTTGTCTTTTGACTTTGGTGTACCTAAATTTATGAACGGGGCCTTATTTGAAACTATCGCCGGTTCTACGTTGTCTATAAATAGTTTATCGTCGATGAGAGGAGACTCATCAACTACTAAGAATGTAGGGTGTTGACCTCGTATAGCTTGTCCTTGGTTACTTGGCGCTAATGGAGCCCTCCTCATAATAGTGCCCCCCTTAAGTGTTATGTTGGGCTTATTATGAAACCTATAATTAGCTACTAACCCATTGAGAAATGAGTTATCTGCAAAGTGTCTGTATACATAATTAAAGATTAAAGCTGCTTGGTCTTCTGTAGGAGCCAGTATAAATACTAAATCTCTAAATCTATTGAAAAACATATATATAGTTACTGCTACTGACAAAGCAAAAGATTTACCACTACCACGTGGTGCTAGAATAGCTAGTTTAGTTTGTTTACCATCGTTTCTTTCCATTAAACATTCTAGTATGATGTCTTCTTGTAAAGGTCTTAATCTTAGTGGACGTTGTTTACCATCAATGAGATAAGCAGAACAGAAAGCCTGAACTAGTTTCCTCATCTTTTCCTTATCTTGTCTACACTTTTTGAATATATTCTCTAAATGTCTTGAATCTAATCCACCTTTACCGGTCAGTATCGTCTTTAGGTGGCTTTGGTCTTTCATCATCTGCTAATTCCTCTAAAAATGTACCAAACGCTTCTGTATTTTTTTCGACAGTAGTAGGTACTTCTATGTTTAGTGCTCTGAATTCTGTATGTATGTCACGAACGATTGAATTTCGTTGGCGCAGGAGCTCTGTTCGAGCGTTAACATCCCGAATACATATAAGAATTTCCGACCACAATATATCTTCAAGAGCAAGATTGCGCGCCAGAAGACGGACAAGCTCTTTATGACGTTCATATTCTGCTTCTCCGACTCGCTGACGTAATCTTTGCTCGTATTTCTCTACGTTCAAAGTGATTTGCCTTCATCAAGGGCTGATTTAACTTTAGACTTGACTAATGCGGCAAGTTCGTCGTCTTTCTCATCCCATGCTGTGACTAATACATTTCGAACTAAAGAGTCTTTTACGTGCTTTTGTGCTGTAGCATCTAGCTTATCAAAAGCTTTCATCTGTGCTTTTGTCAAATTCTTATCTAACATGTCCATCAATTCAGCTTCGTTATTTTTAATATATTTAAAAACTAACTCTTTCACTGCCGGTACAGTATAAGCAGCATAAGCTCCTAAACCTAATACCAGTGCAGCTAAAGCTGCTAATAATGGGTCATCCATTAAAGCATCTAACATTCCAGATTCTTCTACAGTCTCAATGAGTGCAGTGATGTTACCATCGTCTGTTGTTTCATTGGTTGCTGTGTTATTACTTGTTTCATTCATATGTTGATATCTCCATATTGGGGACTCTCACAAGGCACTTGCGTAAAGTATCCTGTGAAGCCATGGCCCTACTGCGAGAGCCCATACATATTTAGAATGGCTACCTATATAAAGCTTACCACTTTACCCTGTTAGCCCAGTAAGCCGCAGACATCTTTCCCTTCTTAATATTCTTAGCGTGGCGCGCTTTAAAACTTTTTCTACGGGCTTTAGATTTCTTGTCTGTTTTCTTACCAGCAGTCGTAACTCCTTGTTGACCAAACCTAATGAGTTTAGTCTTACCACCTTCTTTAGCTACAACTACGTGTGACTTTTTAGGGTGGTTAGGTGTTCTTTTAGGCTTATTATAACCTGAGACTCCTGCTCGTGTTAATTTGGCATCTTTCTTTTTTTTAGGTGCCATTATTTCTTTTTCCTTTTGTATGTTCTCTTTTTAGCAGTCTTGGCTGCTCTTTTGAATTGTTTAGCTGTTGGGCGTCCTTTGGCTCCTTTCTTCTTCATCTTTTCGCCTGAACCTTTTTTAATGCGTTTACGTTTAGCATGTATGTTTGCATATAATCCTTTTTTAGCCATATATTACCTATTTGTATTTATTTTTAGTGTGTTGCTTTTTACCTATGTTTTTGTGATGTCTACTTCTTTCTTTTAGTTCTACTTCAGTAACATCTCTTATTTGCTTAACAGCAGTTTTCTTATCTATAGGTTTCTTTTCTAATGCATGAGTTTTACCTCCTGCATGACTGAAAACTTTAACTCCACTACCACTCTTTCTAATGGTTAGAGTTTTATCTATGTTTTCTTTTTTGTTCTTCTTGTAAGGTGTACTAGCCATCTAATCACCTATAGTGTGTTCCTTCGAGCACCTTTTGCATAGTTCTTATTATCCGCTACATAGTCGGCATTTGGTGTAGACATTACATCAGCTCCATCCATATAAATTGGTCTTTCTTCAGCAGTCTCGGTCTTTTTTACATCTTTATAAGATGTGATAGGTTTTTTATAATTCATCTCATCTATCTGTGCCTTATCTGGCTTTGCGAAATCCAATTTCATATCGGGGTTGTTTCCGTGAAAATGCTCACCTTTTAATTGTGGGTCTTTTACCATAGTTATTCTTCCTCTGTTTTACAACAGCATTTCTCTAGTGCATTCAAACGCACTTCCATCTCTTGGACTTGTTCGTACAAGTCTCTTACTTCAAAGTCATTCACTTTTTCATCTCCATTTTATGTTCTTGTTCTTGAGCTTTTGATTCTATCATCTGGTGTTGTTTCTGAGCAGCGTCATTATAATCAATCACAGCTTGTGCTTTCACTTTATAAAATGCTGTTTTCTCAGCTTGTTCTTGTTTCCAAACATCTAAAGCATCTTTGATAATAAGAAGAGCAGGTCCTCCTAATATAGCAATCAAAGTTGTATATCCTTCAATTTGTTCGAGAACTGCGGCATCATTAAGTCCACTGTGTATAACAAACCCAGCAAACCCAACCCAGAGTAAAACCAAAGGTACAGCAATCATAAACATAAATATGTCATTAAATGTGACTCCTTCGCCTTTCTCTTTACTCATCTTTGGTTTCTCCTTTATTACTTCTTCTGGCACTACATTTCCTACCTTGCGTGATACTCCTCTTATTGCTTGGCGCGCAAAATTTATTAGTATCGCAATGGCGAATACTACTCCAATTGCGGCCATTATAGACGCAAGTGCTGTTAGTAGTAATAACCATTCTATCATTCATTCTTCCTCCAGTGTTATGTCAGTAACCCACCAAGAGGTTACATATTCATACGTTCCATTTCTTCCCCAATCTGCATAAAGGCTAGTATAGATTGTATACCAACCAGTATAAGGTGAGGTAAAGTATTCTGGGCCAGAACTCAACTTGTATTCGTTGCCTTCCCATCCAGTAACATTAAAAAAGTAATTATTGTACATATAGCCATTCCATACTGTTTCATTATCTTCTACCTTTATATGACCTACGTCATACCATATCAGCACAGGTAGTGTATCTTGGTCACAGTTGGTGTCAATATCTACTGTAATATTTAAAGAGTTGTCTTCTCTAGAATAGTTTCCATATTGTAAACCATTATAATAATAAGTTTGATTAGACGTACAGTTGTATTCTTCATACTCACAACTTCCGTCATCTTCCTCAGCTCGGTCGTTATAGTTTTGTGCCTCTATATCCATACAACCATATACTGTTTCATTAGTTTGTGTTTGGTTTCCTGTTTCATTGTCTATAGGTCCACCAAGGAACTGACATCTACCATTATCATGTGTAGCTTGTGGATTATAATTATCCGCATCAGGATTAGTACAACCATACACAACAGGAGGAGGGAATATACAACTGCCATTATCGAAAGTAGCTTTAGCATTAAAATTAACAGCTGAAACGTCCATACATCCACCCATTGTAATAGGCTCTTCCTCTCCTCCAAAAATGTCTTGTAATACGGCGATGTCTACGGTTCCACTACCAAACATTGCTAAAATCAAAACTGTTAATATAGAACCTAATTTTTTACCTAATTGAGTTTCTCCAAGTTTATCTCCAGCTTTACCAATGGTCTCAAAGAGACCCTCTTCTTCTTCATCTGGTCTCCTACCTCCTATCCCTAATGCTTCACGTTCTTCATCAGAGATTACAGAGATAGCTCCATAATCATCGCGCGCCATGTATTTATTTACATGACGCTAGTATTTAAAGATTGCTCCTAATCAAAGTCAGGAAACTGTGATTGAGTCTCTACATCTAAATCTTTTTTAAGAGATGAATCTATGTCTGCATAACTTTCTTTTTTACGT